GGCGCGGGAAAACCGGCGAAAGTCGCGCTCACCGCCGTCATGCGCAAGCTCCTGACCATCGCCAACGCCCTGATCAGGGATGACCGAAAATGGGCCGAAATCAACCCTTGATCAAGACGGATACTTCGGAGTGCCGGGCGGTGCCGATCAACGCGCTGCTCGGCCGGCAGGTCTGGCTCGCGGGCTGGCCGACGGCGATGGCGGGATCGCCCGCAACGGCGCGATACAACGCGGCCGGCAACACCGATGCGAGCCGCAGGACGGTCGCGCTGGTGACCTGGACGGACCCGCCCACCACCCTGCGGGGCCCGGCCCGACGCAGGGCGTCTGGCGAGATCCTGACTGGCTCATCTGCCGGGACGGCCGCTGGCGCCCCGTTGAGCCCGGAACATTCCCGCTGGCTGATGGGGTATCCGGCCGCATGGGGCTCCTGCGGGGCTACGGCAATGCGATCGTGCCGCCGCTCGCGGCGGAATTCGTGACGGCGTTTCTGGAGAGCCTGCGATGCAGCAGAGCCGCGTGATGTCCTTCATCGAGGCCACCACCAATGTCGTGGTGGGCTACGTCCTCGCCATTGCCACGCAGCTGGCGGTGTTTCCGCTCTTCGGCCTCGAAGCCGCGCTGGGCGAGCATCTGGCCATCGGCATGGCGTTCGTCGCGGTCTCGCTCGCCCGCAGCTACCTGCTGCGGCGGCTGTTCGAAGCAATCCGAATGCGGAGCTTGGAATAGGGAACCGCCGCCCGGGGCTGGGCGGCGGATCGTCGTGTCGCCGGTTCGGCTAAGCGTCTGGTTGCCTGAGGGTCGCGTGCACTGCGCGCCAATCCACGCCTGCATCCCCGAGGGCCTCGCGCAGCTCCGTGATCAGGCGCCACGGCACCCGAGCCTCGTAGGCGTGTTGGTTCTTGCGGACCGGAGGGTATGCCGCCAGCTGCATTGCGACCGCGAGGATGCGGTGCTGCGGCCCGGGGCGGTCAGCGGGGCTCAACGCCCCGCCTCCTGGGGCATATCGACGATGCGGTAGCGACGCGCGCCGCCCTCGACCTTCTCGGAGGTGATGGTCAGGCCGAGCTTCTTTTTCAGCGCGCCGGACAAGGCTCCGCGAGCCGTGTGTGGTTGCCATTGGAGTGCTTCGACGATCTCGTCGATGGTCGCGCCGCCGTCGGCGCGGAGCATCTCGATCAGCTTGGCCTGCTTCGTGCCCGTGTGCGGTGTGCGCGCCTTGGGCTCGGGGTCGGGCTTGGCGGGGGTGTCCTGCGGGACCTCCGCACTCCGCGCCTCGTCGGTGCCCGTGGGCGCGGTGTCGCCGTCCTCCGGCTCGATGCCGATGGCGGCGAGGCCGGCGTCCGTGATGTGCAGGAGGATGGCGCGCCCGTCCTCGTCGTTGCGCCAGATGCGGTTGAGCGCGGCGTCTGCCTTGGTCCGGTTGTCGGTCGTGGTCTCGGCGATCAGCCCGCGGGAGAGGAGCGCGCCGACCACCTTGGTGGCGGCCCCGCCCCGGAGCGAGCCGGGGAGCGGCAGGACGTTGCGGTCCTCGCGCTGCGCGGCGGCGCTGAGGATCACGAGCTGGGTGTCGGAAAGCTTGGTCATCTGGGGTCTCCGTGTTCGAGGCCCGCGTCATGCGGCGCCTTCTACGACCCCGAGCCGCGCCTCGGCGCGGCAGGAGTTCCGGCGGTGCCGGAGATCAGCGGGCGTGTTCGCCCTCGCCGAAGGCGCTGTCGGTGATGCGCTTCAGGAGACTGGCGTAGTGTTCGAGGGTGCCGACCATGGCCCAGCCCACCTCGTCGGGGTGGCAGTTGAAGTGCTCGTCGCTGAGCGCCTGCAACCGGGCGAGCATCTCGTCGATCTCGGTCTTCCTGCCGATGAAGGCGTTCAGGGCCGCTTCGCGGTTCCGGCGCGCCTTCTCGGCGCGGGCCTCAAAGCGCGGGGTGGTGATCGGGTTCGGGCGGGTGGTCATCGTCGTGGCTCCTTGGTGAGTTGCATCGTCCTTGTGGGCTCGACGTTCGCTCCACGCGCACGGCTTATCAACTCGATAAGCGCCTGATCTTGAATGATAATCGGAGCCGGCGATGCAGGGCATGAGCGAGCGCCGGTATGCCGCCCGTGCCGGGCTGTCGCGGGGCGCGATCCAGAAGGCGAAGACGGCCGGGCGTCTGGTGCTGCATCCCGACGGCTCCATCGACGCAGCGGCTTCCGACCTGCGGCGGGCCGAGACAACGGACCCGTCCAAGACCCGCAAGCCGCCCGCGCCCAGGCTCAAGCCGGTGCCCGAGGCCGCCGTCGCTGCGGTGGGCGACACGCTGCGCGAGCAGGGTCTGGCAGCCCCCGCGGTGGGCGGCGGCACGACATTCCTGCAGGCGAAGACTGCAAACGAGGTGCTGAAGGCGCAGGAGCGGCGCATCCGGCTGCAGAAGATGAAGGGCGAGCTCGTGGACCGGGCGCGGGCCGAGACGCTGATGTTCCGGCTCGCGCGCGAGGAGCGCGATGCCTGGGTCACCTGGCCCGCGCGCGCCGCCGCGCTGATGGCGGCGGAGCTGACGGCGGCGCTGGGCGACGGCAGCGAGGTGGAGGCGGCGCTGATGCAGAAGGTCCTGGAAGCCCATGTCCGCGCCCAGCTCGACAGCCTCGCCGAGATCCGAACCGGGCTTGGGTGAGGATCTCCTCGGGTTTGACGGCTCGCAGAACCTGCTGCGCGCCTGGTCGCGCGGGATCCGGCCCGACCCGGACCTGACCGTGTCGGAATGGGCCGACCGACATCGCTGGCTCTCGTCGCGCGCCTCGGCCGAGCCGGGGCGGTACCGGACCGCGCGGACGCCCTACATGCGCGAGATCATGGACCGTCTGTCGCCCGGCGATCCGATGCAGCGGGTCGTGTTCATGAAGGCCGCGCAGGTGGGCGCCACGGAAGCGGGCAACTGCTTCATCGGCTTCGTGATGCACCACGCGCCCGGGCCGATGCTGGCGGTCCAGCCGACGGTGGAACTGGCGAAACGCAACTCGCGGCAGCGGATCGACCCGCTGATCGACGAGAGCCCCGAGCTGCGCGAGCGGGTGAAGCCCGCGCGCTCCCGCGATGCCGGCAACACCATGCTGTCGAAGGAGTTCGCCGGCGGCATCCTGATCATGACGGGGGCGAACTCGGCCGTGGGGCTGCGCTCGACGCCGGCGCGCTACATCTTCCTCGACGAGGTCGACGCCTATCCCGCCTCGGCCGACGAGGAAGGCGACCCGGTGACGCTGGCGGAAGCGCGGTCGCTGACCTTTGCGCACCGGCGCAAGGTGTTCCTGGTCTCGACCCCCACGATCCGGGGGCTGAGCCGGATCGAGCGCGAGTTCGAGGCGTCCGACCAGCGGCGGTTCTTCGTGCCGTGCCCGCACTGCGGCCATCAGCAATGGCTGAAGTTCGAGCGGCTACGCTGGGACAAGAGTCATCCGGACACGGCGGCGTATCACTGCGAGGGCTGCGAGGCGCCCATCGCCGAGCACCACAAGACGGCGATGCTGGCGGCAGGGGAATGGCGGGCGACGGCCACGGCCGCCGACCCGCTGACGGTCGGCTACCACCTCTCGGCGCTCTACTCGCCGGTGGGCTGGCTGAGCTGGGCACGGATCGCGCGGGCGCATGAGGCGGCGAGAGGCAGCGACGAAGCCATGCGGGCGTTCCGGAACACCATCCTCGGCGAGACCTGGATGGAAACCGGCGAGGCACCCGACTGGCAGCGGCTGGCGGATCGGCGCGAGGCCTGGGCGCCGGGCACCGTGCCGGCGGGCGGGCTGTTCCTGACCGCCGGCGCCGACGTGCAGAAGGACCGGATCGAGGTCGACGTCTGGGCCTGGGGCCGCGGGCTGGAAAGCTGGCTCGTGGATCACGTCGTCCTGGAAGGCGGCCCGGGCGATCCCGCCTGCTGGCAGAAGCTCACCGACCTGCTCGGGCGGACATGGGCGCACGAGGGCGGCCAGCACCTGACCATCGCGCGGCTGGCCATCGACACCGGCTTCGAGACCAGCGCGGTCTACGGCTGGGCCCGGGCCGTGGGCTTCACGCAGGTGGCGCCGGTGAAGGGCGTCGAGGGCTTCAACCGGTCGAGCCCGGTCACGGGCCCGACCTATGTCGACGCCACCCTCGCGGGCCGGCGGCTCCGTCGCGGGGTGCGGCTCTGGACGGTGGCCACCTCGACCTTCAAGGCCGAGACCTACCGCTTCCTGCGGCTGGCGCGCCCGACCGCGGAAGAGGTCGCCGCCGGTGCATCGTTCCCGGCCGGAACGGTGCATCTGCCGGACTGGGCCGACGGCGAATGGCTGAAGCAGCTGACCGCCGAGCAGCTGGTCACGGTGAAGACCCGGCGCGGCTTCGCCCGGCTCGAATGGCAGAAGCTGCGCGAGCGCAACGAGGCGCTGGACTGCCGGGTCTATGCCCGCGCCGCCGCCTGGATCGCGGGCGCCGACCGCTGGCCCGAGGTGCGCTGGGCCGACCTGGAAGCCCAACTCGGGGTGACGGCGGGCGACAAGCCGGGCGCGGATGCCCCTGCGGCGGGCCCGGCGGTGCCACGCGTGGCGCCGCGGCGGCGGAGGGTGCGGTCGAGCTACATGAGCTGAGGCAGAATGGTGCCCGGCATCATCGGGCCACGCGCCCTGTCACTGCAGGCAGCACTTCTTGTACTTCTTGCCGCTGCCGCAGGGACAGGGATCGTTGCGCCCCACCTTCGGCGCGTCCCGCTCGAAGGTGTCGCCGAAGATGTGCGACATACCCGGGCCGCGGGAGCGTGCCTTGAGGTGTGCGTCGGAGAAGCAGTACCAGCGCGACAGTTCCTCGATCGCGCTCTCGATGGGCCCGGTTTCGCGGCTCTGGTGGAACCAGCTGGAGGTCCCGGTTTTCATCCTGTCCTCCAGCGCGGTCCGGAAGTCCTCGAAGGTGGACAGATCGGGCGAGATCCATTCGTTCTCGTAGGCCTGCAGCACCTGCGGCTCCAGATGGCCGAGCCCGAGTTCGGCGACGGCGAAGGCCCAGGACTCCCACAGTTCCTCGGGTTTCTCGAAGTCGGCCGAGAAGAAGCCTTCCATAAAGGCTGCAACCTCGGATGCCCTGTCCGGGTCCCTCCCGGCGATCAGTACGAGCGCGTCGATCATTTGTCCGCGCACGAACTGCTCCGCGGCGGAGTCGCTGATGACGTCGATGATCGGCTGGAGGTCACCGTCACATACCGCGGCGATCACGCGCGCGGTGCCTTCTGTTATGGCATCCCCGAGCAGCTGCCCGAGGAACTCGGGATCGTGCCGCAGCAGGGTGGTGAGTGGTCGATATGCGCGGGCGTCGCGCCATTCGCCGAGCAGGAAGTAGATGAAGAGGAAGGCCGAGAGGTCGGCCTCGTCGAGCGTGTCGACGGTGGCGGGCGTGAGCCGGTCGATGCGCGCCAGAAAGAGCGGGACCATCTCGTCGCGCTGCTCGCCAGCAGCAACCATCGCCGCGCGCGGCAACCCCTCGGGCACGGCGAGGGCGTCGAGGATTTCTTCGGGCGTCATGGCGCGGTCTCCGGATCGGCATTCCCCGCCGGGCCATATCGCAGCCGCTGGCGCTTCGCCACCGGCCCGCAAACCGACAGGACATCGCGATGCCGACCCCCACCGATCTCCGCGCCCGCCGCGAGGCGCTGCTGGCGCAGCGGTCCTCGGGCGTGGCCCGCGTGAGCTACGACGGCAAGACCGTGGAGTATCGCAGCCTGGCCGAGATCGACCGGGCGCTGGAGGCGCTGGAGCGGGAGATCGCGGCGGCCGAAGGGCGACGGATCGTGCGGCAGGTGCGCGTGACGACGGCGAAGGGGCTCTGACGCCATGGGTCTGTTCGACAGGTTCCGCCGCCGGGCGACCGGCGGTCCTGCAGCCGTGCGCGCCCGTCTCGAAGGCGCCATGGCGCGGCGGCGGCTGCGGGGGTGGAACCCGCCCCTGGAGAACATCAACGCGCTGGTCGCTTCGGGCGGGCCGCGGCTGCTGGCGCGGGCCCGGGAGCTGGTGGTCACCAACGGCTATGCCGCCAACGCCTGCGAGGCCTTTGCGGCGAACCTCGTGGGTGACGGGATCAAGCCGTCCTCGCTGATCGAGGATGCGGCCCTGCGGGATCGCGTGCAGCGGCTCTGGCTGGCCTGGACCGACGAGGCGGACGCGGACGGGCTGACCGACTTCTACGGGCTGCAGGCCATGGTCGCGCGGGAGATGTTCGTCGCGGGCGAGTGCTTCGTCCGGCTGCGGCCGCGGCGGGGTGAGCCGGGCCGCGCCACCGGTTCGAGCGGACCGGCGAACGACGGGCTCACGGTGCCGCTGCAGCTGCTGCAGTCGGAGATGCTGCCCTTCGAGAAGAC